TGCGGCCCGCAGACGCTACCAGCTTGCTGACCATCATTGTGCCGTCGTTCCAAAGCCGGGCCCTGATCTACTACGGCAAGCGCCCTGGAAGCGCCGATTTCACCATCAAGGTCAACGGGACTCTGGCGGCCACGGTCAGCACCAACGGAGTGGCCGGCTGGACGACGCAGGAAGTCGTCATGGTCGACAACGGCTACGGCGACAACACGATCGCGATTCAGTCCGTCGCCGGCGCCGTGCAGCCCGACATCATCGGCATCAGCTATCTGTCGTCCGTGCTCGAGCCGGCGGTGAACAACTATTCGACCAGCGGGCGCCGGCTGCGCTACCTCGGGCAAAATCTGATCATCGCCATGATGCAGGAATCGGCGTCGATGATCGTCGCGCTGGGCCACAACGACCAAGCTGACGCCGACGCGGACAACACCTACTACGCCGCCTTCATGCAGCGCATCACCTGGCTGACCACGTACGCGAAGCAGTACGGCGTGCGCCTGATCGTGCCGGACTTCTGCTGGAGCGCGGCCAAGTCGAGCCGCACGCGCCTGGCGCTGCGCCAGCTGGCTGCCGACACCGGCGGCATCTACATCGACCTGCCGGGCGAGTTGTTCAAGAACCGGGAATCGATCGCGGCCGGCTCCGACCGCTACAACTACCTGATCAACACCTACAAGATGTGGGTTGATGGCAGCCACCCGAACAAGTACGGCCACCAGTGGATCGCCGAGACGATCGCCAAGCGCATGGGCCTGGCCTGCTCGTCGAAGGCGACGGCGCTTAGCCGCTTCGATTGGTGGATGCCGCTGTCGCTCAAGGTGGCCACCGGGGTCTACAACTACTTCACCGCCCCCGCCTCCGTGTCGAGCTATCGCCGCAACGGTTCCGAAATCGTGGTCCGCATGTTTGTGCACCAGTCGCCCGCTGCGTCCTTCCCGGCCGGCTCGTACGTGTTCCAAGATGCGTGGCGCACGATCTCCGAGCTGGCGACCTATCAGGGCTACTCGGGCCAGGCCGTGCTGCGCAGCGACACGGGCGCCGTGGTCAGCAGTGTTTTCGCCAACGCCAGCGGCCAGTTCACCCTGAAGGTGACCGATGGGACCTGGATCAATTACCAAGACTTCACCCTTTCAATGCCAGCGGCGTAACCCACGAGGAAACACATGCACGATTCTTACGACGGCCACGAGCGCCGAAAAGCTGATCGCAACGAGGACCTGGTGCAGGCAGTAATCGTCGCCGTGCGCGCCGAAGTGGCCTCCCAGATCATGCCCGAGGACATTCACCGCGAGCATCACACACTGATTGGGGAAATGATTGCGGAGATGAAGCGCAAGCGCGAGCGGCACGAGAAGATCAAGGCTCAGGTCGGCGGCTGGGCAATCATCACGCTCCTGGGCGCCGTCGGCAAGGGCACGTGGGAACTGTGGCATCTGGCGCAGGAGCATTGGAAATGAGCCCGAACGACTTCCTCGACGCCATCGCGCCGGCGGCGCGCGCATCGCACCGCGCCAGCTGCATCCCGGCCAGCTTCACCCTGGCGCAGGCAGCGCTTGAATCCAGCTGGGGCGCGTCGAAGCTCGCCCAGTCCGGGCACAACCTGTTCGGCGTCAAGGCCGACAAGGCCTGGAAAGGCCCCACGCTGGCCATGCCGACGGCCGAGTATGAGAATGGGCAGCGCGTCATGGTCACAGCCCTGTGGCGCCTCTACCCGACCTGGGACGCCTGCCTGGCCGACCGGGTGGAATTCTTCAAACGGAACAAGCGCTATTCCGCCTGCTTCAAGGAGACCACCGGCGAGGGCTGGTGTCGCGCGGTGGCCGCCGCCGGCTATGCCACCGATCCAAAATACGCCGAAAAGCTGCTAGGCGTGATCCGCAGCCGCAACCTGACCAGATTCGATTCGCTGGAGGCGGCATGAAGCCAGACTGGATGCTGATCGTTCTGGCCGGCGCTGGCTTGTTCGTGGTGTTCTCGTTCTGGCGCGCGCACAACAAACCCGGCTTCGACTTCAACGCCTTCGATCTGGTGATGGAGAACGGGAAGGTCAGCAAGATAGCCTTCACCTTCATGGCCGCCTTCGCGGTGACCACCTGGATCCTGATCGACCTGCAGCTCAAGGACAAGATGACCGAGGGCTACCTGACAACCTACGGTGCCATGTGGGTGGCGTCGCTTGTGGCAAAGGTGGTGTTCAACAAAAATGACGCAACGCCGGGTACGACGATCACGACCAAGTTGGAAACGACGGAGAAAACTACGCCATGAACCTGCCCGACATTATCCCGCTGCCCTGGAAAATTGGAGCCGCGGCCGCCGCGATCGCGCTGCTTGCCGCTGCGCATATCCACCAGGTGCACGCCGCCCGAGCGGCCGGGTTCCGGGATGCGGTTGACCTGCGCGCCGCGCGGGACGCCAATGCCACCACCGCCAGGCTGCGGGAGAACTTGGCCACTGGCGCCAAACAGGACGCCAGCAACATCATCATCACGAAAGCAAAAAATGAAGAACTTGCCCCTGTTGTTCGTCGCATCTATGTTGACCGCGTGCGCGTCGGTACCGGAGTCTGTGGACCTTCCTCCCCCGCCCAAACCGAAGGCCCCGCCGGCGGCGACCGCGCCGATCCACCCGGCCGGCTGGTTCGCGAAGACGTTGAGCGAGATCTTAGAGCGCTGAAAGAAGCGGTGGAGCAAGATCTAGCGACCGGACGCGCCTGCCAGGCTTTCGTCCGGGAGAACGGCCTGGTGCCATAGCCGCCTGCTATACTTTTTTGCATGTACTGCAAAATCAAACGTCTTCGCCGCGGTGGCGAACGAATCCACGACCGCGAGATCCAGGCGGATCTCGGCATCGTCGGCCATATGACCATCTGCCGCGTCGAGACCACCACCGTGGCAAAAGTCCACGCCGCTGGCGACGACGCCCGCAAAACGCCCATGTTTCCCGAGCTGTGGCGCGCCAAGATAACCGCCATGAACGCGGACCGGATGCTGTTCCAGGGCTACGAGCGGGTGGGGAACCAGGCCGATCCCAATGCCGCGATGATCAAACAGGAATGGGCCGTGCAGGTGATGGTGGCGCCGCCGGCCGAATTAGCCGAGTCGTCCCACAGACCGAACGGCTAAAACTGGCGCCGCTGCTCCGGATGCTCGAGCACGCGGCGCGCGACTACCGGGTCGACCTTCCTGATTTCGAGGAATGCCCAGGCGGCCTCCTCCCCAAATGCCCGCTGCATCATCTGGGCTTCCCTGATCTGCTGCTCGGTGGCGCGGTCGGCGCGCTGGTGCTGTTCCATAGGTCCTCCGACGGAAAACCCGAATCTAACAGCGCCTGCTCGGCCGTGCCACACGATTCCGGAAAGACAAAGCCCACCAGCGAGTATTACAGGAGTCTGTAATATACAGTGGTGGGCTTATATACAGCTTGCGCCGTAAGTCCTTGATTCTATTGGTCGGGGCGAGAAGATTCGAACTTCCGACCCCTTGCACCCCATACGGGAACGCAAAAGGCACAAATCCCCGTGGTTGAAGGCTTTATGAAAGAGTACCTGTAATATACAGTTCTGATTTTATCCGGTCCCATGCCCGGGAACTGCGGATTTTCGAGCCGAGTATTACAGGGATTTCCAGGGCAAATCCATGTCGATATTGCTGGTCGCCGGTACCGATTCCTTGATGTAGATGTCGGTCGTCTTGCTGCTGGTGTGCACCAGTCTATTCTGGATGTCGCTCCGGTTCTCGCGCCGTTTGGCCGCGTCCGTGGCGCCCAGCGCGCGCAGGTCCTTGAACTGGATCATCTCGCCGAACTCCCTCCCCTGCTTCGCTTCGGTGCGCACCGCGCGCTCCCGGGCCCGGTCCCACATCGACGTCAGACCAGTCTTGGCATATGGCGTACCTTTCTTCGATGGAAGCAGGTAGGGGCTAATCACCTGATAGCTGCGCTTCACCGCGCGCGCGCGCTCGATCACCTCCTTGATAGCCGGCGTGATCAGGATGTCCACGGACAGGCCGCTGCTGCGCCGCGTCTTCCCCGGCTTGAGCCGAATGTATCCTGGCGCACCAACAGGCTCGTCAATCTGCGCTTCCTTGAGCATGCGGATGTCGATCGCGCGCGCCCACAGCAAGTAGGTCAGGTCGATGATGCACGCGAACATGGGGCCGCTCTGGGTCTTGCGCCCGTCCGCGCCGATGAACCCGGCCGTCCGGATCGCCTGCACCTGATCATGGCTGGCCAGCGTCTCCCGCCGGCTAACTTCGAACTCGTCCAGATCGATCTGATCCATCGGGTTGTCCTCGCGCAGGCCCAGGCCTGAGATTGCATACCGGAACAGGCGCGCCATCAGCGCCCCGTACTTGCGAGCGGTGTTCGGCTTGTCCTTGAAATTGTTGCGCAGGAATTCCGCGCACGCGCGGGTCGTCACCTGAGCGACGGCGAAGGCCTCGAAATCGTTGCTGATCACGTCCAGGTACTGAGCATATTGCTTGCGCGTCTCGTCACCGTACTTGCCCAGCTTCTCGGCCTTGTATTCGGTGCACAGGTGCGCCATCGAGCCGATGGTGGCCATCTGGGTGCCGCGCAGCTTAGCCAGCGCCGACAGCATGGCCGGCTCGTTCTTGCCTCCCTCGACAAAGTCGGCCAGGCGGATCCAGAACTTCGGCACGCCGTCCTTCGGGTCGCGTATCTTTTCGGCCGCCTTGTAGCGATATGCCCCGTCCGTGACGTACACCCGTGCGGGCAGGCCGCGATTCGATTTCCGTTGACGATTCATTTTCTCGATGATTTCAGTTGCGGCCCGTCGTTCGCGGCCGGCGTCGCTGCTGCCGTCGGCACGGTCACGTACATGCGCAGCACGCAGATTGTATTGTCCACGCGCCGCGTGGCGGGGATGCCCATGGCCTTGAGGTCGCGCAGCTGCTCGGCACCGCGCTTGCGGTGCGTGATGGCAATGATCTCGTCCGGTGTCAGCACCAGGTCACTGTTTCGGGATTCCATCTTCGGTTCCTTTCTCGTCAATTTCAACCTCTGCCATCGCATCAGGATCTTGTGGCGCCGGGTCGCTGTTGGCCAACTGGTCGACCGCCGCGTGCTCGGCCGCGCGCGCAGCGTCCCAATCCTTGCGGAGCTTATCCATTCTTGCGCAGTAGTCCGCCGTCAACGTGCATCCTTCCTGCTGTGCGAGATTGAACAGCACGTTGGCCATCTTCGCGCCGATGGCAATGAGCTGAGCGCTGGGTGCGCGATCAGGGGCTACGATCAACGGGATGCAGCCAGCGCCGCATTTGCATTTGGGGGTCGCGCGACCCTTGGCCCATCCGAACGCCGACGCGGCATCAGGATCGTTCGGACACATAAATGCCACGGGCTCGGCGGTAGCCTGCGCGGCTCGGGCTTGCCATGCGGCACGCCAGACTTTCCAGTAGTCTCGCTCAAGACCACGGCTGTATGGGTGGGTTCCGCCAATGACGCATTTTGCCTCGTGGGTCATCCAATGCTCGAACAGTTCGCGCTCAATGTCGCGCTGTGGGGTGTTGGTCATGGCGCGAACCTCCGTTGTTTCAGGGCCTGCGTTGCAAAGTCCCAGGCCAGTTGCACCCGGGCGTCCATGCTGGCGATCGGCGCGGTGCCGCGCGACCATCCCTGTGCGTCGACGCACGCTGGCAGCGCCGCCAGGAAAGCGCGCTCGAGGAAAGCCTGACGCTCGGCCTGGCGCTGCTCGGTCGCTATGTCCTTCTGCATACGCTTGCGCCCGGCGATATAGCCCCGGGCGTAGCCCTTCTTCTCGTCGTCGCTCACGATGCCGCCCCCTTCTCACCGCTACTTGCAGCGGTGGCCGACTTGAGGACGCGGATGGCTTTGACGCATTGGTACGCGCCCATTTCCTGGGCGGGGTCGCTTTCCAAGCTGCGCATGACTTCATCGCAAGTGTCCGCCGCCTCTTCCAGCGCCGCATCCCTCGCGCTGTCGGGCGCTGCAACGGGCGAGCGGGCGGCCTGCCACATCTCCCAGCAATGCTCATAACTCGCATGTGCTTTGCCGAAGCCGTGTTCCCGCATCGCAGCGTCAAATATCTCCCGCTCATCGCCGATGCTGCCCTGCACAGCGGCCTTGCGTGGCTCTGGCGGGTATTCGTCCAGCACCGCGTGCAGCTCGGCGACCTTCTCGGGCGTCCAGTCCACCGGGGCACTTCCGTCGTGCCAGTGGGCGATGGATGGCACAGCGATAGGAGTGGACTGGCGGGCGGCACGGTCAGCCAGCACGTAGGCAGTGATGGCTTGGCGTTCGGCGTTGGTCCAAACCATGTGCGGCTCAGGATGGTTCGGCAGCGGCGGCAGCTCGCTCGCCTCGTGCTTGACTGCTGGCGCGGCGCCGGCCAGTTCGAGCACCTTGCGCGCCACGTAAAGCTCTTTGCCGATCTCTACGACTGGCTTGTCGAGCGAGCGATTCCACTTCAAGAATTCGTGCGCCACGAGCACAGCATCGCCCACCTGCTCGGCTTTCGCCTCGGGTACAGGCTCGCCGCGACCGGCTACAATCGCCTCTAATTCCCCAACCCATGAGCTGCCCTGCGGCAGTGCCCCGGTATTTGCAAGCCAGTCGCTCAACTGATTGAGGCGCTCTCGAACTCCCGCCTCGGGTACAGGAGCGATGGCCTTGCACTTTTCACACGCGGTCTCGCCTTCTGGCCCCTCCCATTTCTGGAACGAGTGCTGGCATGCCTCGGGTACAGGAGCCGATACAGGGGCGGCGATTGCTTTATTGACATACTCCAACGCCGCTTTCCAACCTTGACGCGCTGCGTAAGTTTTCTCATTCAGGAACAGCCAGTGCATCGGATGGGTTGCCATGTCGTAGCGCTCCCCATTGGCCCATGTCTCGAACGCATCTTGTTCCTTGCCGTCGTTGGACTTCGGCATCTCGCCCGCTGGTTGAATAGCTGCGGGAGCGGCAATCAGGTCGTGGCGCGCGATGACCGCGTCCCACAGAGTGTTCGGCATGAAGTGGCCGCATTCGACGATGGCGTCGGCGAGCGCCGGCGTCAGCTTTTCGGGCAGCAGTCGGTAGCCGACCGGCACGCGCCAGCGCGGGCACTCGTCCAGCGTGTGCGGCTCGCCACATTGAGGGCATTTCATCATTTCAGTTCTCCGGTTGGTTCCTGGTACAGCTTGCACGGCCGCGCGTCTTCGCCGCGGCGGTTGGTAATCGGCAGGCACGGCAGGCGCAGCACTAGGGTGAAGGTGCCGCCGCCGGCCAGCTGCTGGTAGCTCACGCCGGCGGCGCAGCAGCGCGCGCCCAGGTCGGTGAAGTGGGCGCAGGTCATTCCATCCACCTTACGCAGCCATCGGTCTCGCAATGGCCATGCACGTGGCCGTTGTAGGATGACTGGGACAGGTGCAGGCGTCCAGCGCATGCAGGGCACTCGATTACTTCCTGCTTGCCGCGCGGCGCTTGCTCGCGCCAGACCTTCACCACCGGCACCACTTTCCGCATACGCTCCATGGTGTCGTCAATCTCGGCGCGGCGAGCTGCGATTTGGGCGTCGCTCGGGTCGGCATATTTTGCGCACGCGACCTTTTCCACGCGCTGCGCGCTCGGCAAGGTCGACGTCCAGCAGGGCAGCCGCAAGGCCATGCAGAAGCGTTCGCCGCCGACCAGATCAATATAGTTCACGCCGGCCCTGCAGCAATCTTGCTGAATTCCGGTGAAATGAACGCAGTTTCCTTTTTTCATGGCATTACCCTCTTAAATTCGACGACCCAGACCCACGGGTTGGCCGCCCAGCTGCCGGCGCCGTTGATCGATTCCCACAGGTCGGCAAATGCGTCCTTGGCCGAAATGCTCTCGTCGCCGCCTGCATTGTCCGGATTGCTGTAGCTGGGCTGCCAGCCGCTGGAAGAACAACCCTCGGCCTTTGCATCCGCTTCGCTGCAGTCGTTCAGCCGCTCGACGCGCACCGACACGATCTCCAGCTCGATCCGGCTGGCCCAGCGCGGCATGAACATGCTTGGCCGGAGCTTGCCGTTCGTCGCTTCTGGCGCCGCGCCATCAGCCTCGTACCAGACGACGTGCGGTGTCATGTCGCGCGGCGGGAATGGGTCGGCCAGCCTGCCGCTGCGCCACGCTTCGCGCACCCACAGGCGGTCGCCGGGCTGGCCATACGGGCATTCCGATTCCCAGCCTTCCAGGTTCGACGTTGTGTAGAGCCCCTTGCCGCCAGCGTCCATCAGCATCGCGCTCGGCGGCAAATAGTCGTTGTGGCATTGAAAATCCTGCATGTGCGTGTTTCACGTGCCATTCGGATACGGCTGCTTCTTGCACACCCGCCGCGTCTGCGTCTTGCTGCCGTCGAGCAGCGCGCGCACCATGGCGCCGCTGAACAGAATGGGGCGCGCTTTCATGCCGGACTCCAAACGAATTCCGGCGCGCGGCAGAACAGCAGTGGCGTGTCGCCCTCGGCCACGCGCAGCACGGTTTTTGGCTGTTTCAGCGAGCGCAGCAGCTCGGCGGCCGCCTTCAGCACATCGACCTCCTCGGCGCGCGTGAAGACCACCAAGTTGCGCCACGATCCGGCGTCTTTGATCTGGAGGCGCATGATCATTTCATCCTGTGCTGGGTGATGCCGGTGATACCTGGCGGGAGCTGTGCCGGCTGTTCGAGGAAGCCGCTGCCCTTCGAGCCGCTGGCCTTGACGAAGTCGACCTCGACTTTGGCCGAATTCACGATGACCTGGGCGATGCCGGAGACGGCCTTAGCGGTCTCGATGTCCATGCTGCCATCCTTGACGCCCTTCAAAGCGTCGAAAAGGTGGGTGCGCAGATCGGTTATGGAATTGCTCATGTGCTGCTCCTCTTGTTGATTTGACGGTTCAGGGCGCCGCGCAGCCTGACGAGGTCGACCAGCACGGGCGGCATGTTGTGAACGGTATTGCGCCGCATGTTCTCGGCCAGGCTGATGCACTCCACGCGATCCAGCGTGATTTCCTCCAGCACCGTGGTGCGCATGCCTGGCTTGAAAATCACGATGTGCTTCGGCGGGAGCGGACCGTTCGCTGCCACCCAGACCAGCTCGTGCACGCCGCGCCAGCGCACGCTGTTGCTTCCCTTGTCGTTGCTGATCTTCCGCTGCAGTACGCCGTCCTTGTCGAGCCGGTAGGCTCCGATCGGAAGCGTGTTGTGCGGCGTCCGCCCGGGCTTGAATTGCGTCTCTTCGCCGCCGGTGTGCACGCCCTTGGTGCCTTTGTTCCAAGTCGAGTGCCCCTTTTGGAAGCGGGTGCCTGCGCCGACGCCATCGCCCTTCCGGAGACGGCATGCTGCCGGGCTCGCCAAGTACTCGGCGGTCTTCTTGATGCCCATGCGCTTGGCCTTGCCGTTCACCACTGCAGGCGACAGGCCGATCATCGTGGCCACGTCCGCCGTTTTGTGGTTCGGGAAAAGGCTGCGCAGCATACCCAGCTGCTCCTCGGTCCAGACCGCGCGCGGCGCCAGAATGCCCCGCGACTTGGTCATGGCGTGGCCCTCAAGATTGCCGGCGTGCCGAACAGCAGGCAGTCCATCGCGCTGCGCGCGTGGTTCGGCGTCCACTCCTTGCGCACGATGACGCGGCGGCGCACGCCGGTCAAAGCCTTCGTCGCATCGCTGCCGCGCCCGGCGGCCCACTGCGCCGGTACCGAACCGCGCTGTATTTTTTGAGCCGGCACAGCGATGTGCGCAGTGCCAAGCGTCTGCATGTGCGCCAAGTAGGCGCCGACCGTGATGGGCGTCACGCCGACGACCTTGGCCAGCTCCACCACCGTGGCCATCCCGCGCGCCGCCAGCGTCATGCTGATCACCTGCATCACCTCGGCGCTACGCGGCGACTTGAAGGTTTGACCGTTGTGCGCCATGGTCAGGCTGCCTCGCGCTCGTCGTCGCCGAACAGCTCGCCCAGGGTCTCCGGCTCCGGCGCCGTCAGCGTGATGTCGATGTTCCGCTTCTGCATTTCACAGAGGCGGCCAACGTCCAGCGCTTCCGGGTGCACGACCACGTTGAACTTGACGTTGACGGTACCGCCTTCGAGCGGGGTGATGGTGAAGCTGTTCACCTTCGCGTCGACGAGCTCGATATCGCTGTCCCCGCCCAGGCCGTAATCGACCACCAGGTTGTAGCCGGCGCCCTCGTATTCCCAGTCGAAGGCCGACATCTTCGGGAAGCGCCGCACGGTCGGGCCAGTCGGCTCGGTGACCAGATCGGTGGTGTCTTCCTGATCGGCCTCGCGGTACAGCGAATCGCACAGCGCCGCGTCAAACTGGCGCAGGCTGGTGCTGGTGATGGCCGCTTCCACGGTGAGCACGACAGCCAGGACGAAGTCCTTGCCGTGGTTTTCCATCGGGGTGCTCGCCTTGATGAGCTTGACCTGCTGCTTTACGGGGATTTCGAACATATTATTTTCCTTGGGTGAGGTGGGACCAGTTGATACCAGCCCGGATTAATGAAATGCTGCGACGCGAAACTCCGTACTCCAATGCGACATCGCTTGAGCGCCTGGGGTCTTTCAAAATCTGCAGAACCTGTGATTCGTTCAACTTGGCCATGCCATGCTTTGCACCGCGCGCCCGTCGTCCACGGCGCGTCATATCGGCCAAATTTTTCGTACGTGTGCCTGGCGAGAGGTGCGCAGGATTCACGCAGCTTGGGTTGTCGCAGCTATGGAGGATGCAAAGCCCTTCTGGAATCGGTCCGACGTAAAGAACGTAGGCGACGCGATGTGCCAGCCTTTCACCAAAGCCAATAAATTCCCCATACGCCTGCCGGTTGCGCCAGCCCTGCCAATTCCAGCAACCAGGCGTGACCGTGAACAGAGCTTCGAACTTCTCGCGCCGCGTCATTACATGATTGCTGCTCATCACGATGCGGTCTCCTTGCGGTGGGAAAAATCGATAAATGGTCGACGGATGATCTCGTCGAACCGCGCCTTTGCCACCGGGTCTTGGTCGAACTCGGCCCGGGATTTGACGCCGCACTTGGTGCGCACGGTGTCGATGGCGGTCTGCTCGTCCTGCACGCCGAGGAAGCGCTGGAACAGCTCTTCCTTACAGCGCAGGGCTACCCAGGCGGAGAGGCGCGTGATGGGCATGGTCAGGCGGCCTGCTTCTCGCAAACGGCACTGATGTGACGGTGCAGCGCGGCGCAGATGTGAACGAAGTCGTGCTCGTGGTACAGGCAGGCCGTCTTGTCGCGCGCGGCCGGCTCGAAACCAAGGCCGCGCAGAAAATCGGCGGTCAAGGCAAAGCCCAGGCGCTCGCTGATCACGCCCAGGCGCAGGGTTGGCGGCATTGTCGCGGCGGGCGCCGGAGCCGGCGGACGTTCGGTTGGGAACGGCCAGCCAGCGGCCGGTGCCAGCACACCCAACGGACGCTCCGCCATTGAGGCCTCGCTGCTGCCAGTGGTGCTGGCGTCAAACGGGGCGGGCTGGGCGGCGGGCGCGGCCGTCACTTCCTGGAAGTCTGGATCGAAAGTGGCGTCTACCACGTCCGAATCGTCGACCGCCGCCGGTGCCGGTGGCACATAACCCTCACGCCAGACCGCCTCATTGGCGCTGACCAACTGTTCGAACTCGACCAGCTGGGCAACCATCTTGTCGATGAAAGCGTCGTCCCGCATCACGCGCTTGACGAACAGGTCCTTGCCCACCGGCGCCAGGTCAGGCACGTACATGATGAAGTCGCACCACTGACGGCCGGTGATCCACATGCCGCCCTGCATCTGGTGGTCATATTCAGACGTGTCGCCGGTCTTCCACATTTCCATGATCTTGATACTGTCGATTGGGGCCTTGATCTCGATGAGGCCGTCGTCGTCGACCAGGCCGTCGGTGCTGTAGCCGAAAAGGTCGTCGTCCGTCAGGCAGATACCGGCCTCGGTGACAAACGCACCGGTCCGGCCCTCATAGATACGGCGCGCCGCGGCTTCCATCGTATGACCGCGCTCCAGCACCCAGGTCTTGACCGGTTCGCCGTGCGGCTGACGGCTGATGCGCTCCAGCGACAGGTCGGCGGCGTAACGTTTGGCAGTGTCCGAGAATTCCTCGGTGCGCTCGCCGGCCAGCGCGCGCTTGACGCACTCGGCGGTGGGGGCAGCCTTGTAACCAGCGAACGCTATCGCCTCCTTTTCCGTGGCCCCGCCGCGCATTACCGCATGCACGTACTTTTCCTGCTGCTCGGTCAGACCGCCTACCGTGGAGACCGCGTCAGCGAAGCAGGAAGCAGTGATGCGGCCGACTCGAGCGAGCATCCAATCGGGCGTCCCCTGCGGGACTTCAATGAACTTCATGGCTGGCTCCCCGTGCGCGCCAAATCGGCGGCTTCGATTTCTTCGTCCGTCATCGGGCGCGGTTCAGCTTCCTGCACCGGAGTGGCCTTCACATCAATGGTGCGAGCCGCATCGGCTGCGGCTGCGGCCGCCGCGCTGGCGACGAGCTTTGCCCGGTGGCTCGCGATTGCTTCCTTGAGGCGCTTGTGATCGTTCGGCTGGCTGGCGACGCGGCCGTTGTTCTCTTTCCAGTACGCCAGCGCGGCGGCGTCGGTGGTGGTTGCCATGGCCTCGGCGATCATCGGCGCCACATCCACCCAATTGGCCGGCTTGTCGTTGATGTCCGTCAGGCGCTCGCCATTCGCGCTGAGCTGGTTCATTGCGTTGTCCAGGCGGTCGGTTTTCGGCCACAGTTTGTACGCACGACGAATGACCGTCTTCTTGATCATCTCGCCTTCATCGGTCTTCCAGGGGCCGCCACCATTGCGCTTCCACGATTCCGAGCGGTCCCGGATGTCGTGTACCTCGTCAATTGACATGGTGGTGGTCAGGTAGTCGCCGTTGTGCAGCTTCACCACGACGTAGACGCCGACGATTTCGCCGCGGTTCTTGCTGAACTCTTCGAACTCGTGGATTGGCTGCTTGTCCATGCCGACCTTGCGGAATGCGTCGTTCTCGCGCACCAGCTCGGCCTGGCCCCACATGATCGAACCGGAGGCAATGGCGATATCCAGCAACCCGATGTAGCTGATGTCGAGGCAGATCTTGCCGCCGCGCGGCACCAAGTAGGCCTGCTTGCGCGCCGGGTTCAGGCTGATGCCGATGGCGGCAATGTTGGTCACGGCGGCGAGGAGCGACTGCTTCGAGCCCATGGCGATCTTCATGGCGAAGTCGTTGTTCTGCAGGATCTGGATGGCGAATCCCGACTCGCGCTCGAAGCTGATACTGCGGTCGACCAGCACGCGCGAAAAGTCGTCGCGCGCTTCGTTGATCGCGCCGGTGATGATGGAAAGTGCGTTGCTCATGGGTGAATCCTTGAAGTTAGAAGCCGAATCGGTAAGCACGCACCGCGCGCTGGATCGCCTTCGGGCCGGTGAAGCCCACGCGGCGGGAGAGGCGGTACTGGTTGATGAGGAAGCGAATCACGCTGCACCCCGCTCGATCTGCTGACGGCGCACCTCAAGCTGCACCTGGTGGAAGTGCTCAGTGCGCACGAGGCGCTGCAGGTCCTCGGTCATTTCGCAAAGGCGCTCAACCTCGCGGCCAGAACGCACGCGCTGGTAGTCGATCCAGCGCAGGCGCAGCGGCCGGGCCAGGCGCTTGATGGGGCGCGTCACGGCGCGCAGGAGGCGGCGGGCGTGGCTCATGATTAATATGGCTTCTGAACTTTGCCCTGATCCTGCAGGCTCTTGATCTTGAACAGGCTGTCGAGGAGTTCATCCATGTGCTTCGCCATCTGGCCGCGGAATCCGTCCTTCAAGGCGCCCGTAACCTGCAACGCGCTTTCGCGCATCGTCTCGGTGAACTCTTTGGCACACACCTGAGTCATGACGTACTCGGCACGCGAAACAGAGTCATAGCTGCTGGTGCTCAACGTGCCGTTTCTGGCATTAACACGCGCCGCCCAGTACCCGTCGACGGTCTTGAGCAGTTCGGCGCGAATAGTGGTCTTCGGGCCATCAGCTTCGCCCCATGCAGTGACTCGCTGATACTCGCGATCGAAGCTTCCCTGAACAGCCTCGCTGATCGCGAGTTCGATCTGCGCTTGCGCTTTGTCGGCGAAGATCTTGTCCATGCGCTTTTTGACTTCGTCGCGGACCATTGCGCCCAGGTCGTGGTCGCGATTCAAAATGTCATCCGCGACTTTTTCAACGATGGCCTTTTGCACTTCTTCTTCGTTCAGGTTCAACATTCTTTTCTCCAGTTTTGGGTGGGTGCTTGCACCACCAAAGCCACCTCAAGGGTGGCGTCGGATCGGCTGGTATCGCGAGTCGCGGCTCTGGTCGAGCAGACCGCCCTGTTTCTGACCCGGGCCGGGCAAGCGGCGCATCACCTGGAGGGCGCCGCGCTCTCCTGAAATCAGGCGGTGATCGCAAACTCTTTTTCCCACCGGTGCCGCTCGGCGCGCGCTTCCGCGTTCTGGGCCCGCGCCTCGCGCGCCAGCTGCGCGTCGATCTTGTCCGCCATGCGCGCCAGCTCGCTCGGCTGGAACAGGTCGAAGATGTCGATCTGGCTGTCGGCCGCCGTCACGCGCGTGATCGTCGTTTCGTCCTCGTCGCGCTCACCGGTGACGTTCAGGGCGATGCCAGCGTGGTCGTAGGCCTTGATCTGGAACTTGGTCGAATTCATGGTGGTCTCCGGTGGTTTCGGGTGGTTTGTGGTGCGCTTTCCTTGAAACGAATATTAGGACACGCTAATTAACATGTCAATAGGAACTCCTAATTTTTTGCTTAAATTTTTTTAGGAACTCCGTATTCGGTGTTGTATAGACGTAAAAAAACCCGCTCACGGCGGGTTTTTTAGACGATCGGTCGTTACATCATTTGCTCTTTTGTTTTTTCAGCCATTCGCCAAATTCTTTGTCCAGCTCTTGTTGCCGTGGCTCGCTGATCGGATATTCCGAAGTGTTTTCCTGTCGGTCAAGGAAAAGAAGCGATTGCAGCACATCGCGCTTTTGCGCGCCGGGAAGTGGATTCCCTTGTGCATCAGTGGGCGTATATGACACGACACGCCAGACCCGGCCGGTTACCGTATCTAGCAGGAATTGGTCCCTTTGGTACTCGCTGATCTGGCCAAAGACGAATCGGCCGCCCTCAGTCGAAAGGGACTTATGCGCCGGTGGTATGACCTTCACTGCGTCGGCGGCAAGGCTTGTGCCGGCGCCTAGCAATCCAGTGGCCAAAAGAATATATCTGGAAATCATGAGTCTCCTCGGGTGCGGCATCCTGGCGTGCCGTTGCGCCTTATTTCCATCCTCGGTGCTCATCTTCGAGATCGCGCACATGCTTTGCTTGTGGCGAACGATCCTCCAGAAACGACACTCGCTCTTCCAACTTACGGATACGTTCCTCAAGCCGGTTATAAATAACGAATGCCGCGATCAGCGCAACAAAAAAGCCGAATACAAACACCGATTTCTCCTCTAAATCCTGTCGCTTTCCTTGCGCACCACGCGCCCAATTACGATGCACGCGTCGCCGCGGCAGATTTTTCTTGAGTGCTTGCGCTGGTCGAGATTATCCGAGGTGAGCCACCACTCCCCCGCGTCGCGGGACAACCGCTTGACCACGGCCTCACCCTCGTAATTGAAGGCGTAGACCTGCCCGTCGACCAGCTTTTTGTCGGCAGTGTTTAAGACCACGATGTCATCTTCGTAGAGCGACGGCTCCATGCTCTCGCCCTTTACCTGGATAGCGATCAGTGTGGTCGGGTCGAAACCTGTGCGCTCGAGCCACTGGCGCCGCATTCCCATAGTTCCGCCATCGCGCCTGTCCGGCTCCGTCTGGAACCCAGTCACGCCAGCCTGCAGTCGCAACCTCACCATTGGAATCTGAACGAAGTCTGGATCGTCCTTATCGGCCGCGTGAACACCGAAAAGACCGATATTTGCACCTGGTGCAACTGCGTCGACCCCGTGCATATCACCGGCACCGGTGGCAAGCCATTCCTGGCTGACGCCTAGCGCACGGGCCGCCAGCAGCAAATTTTCGCCACGTAGAAACTTGGCCTTCCCAGTCAGCCAACCGTGCACAGATGGCGGCTTCACATTGCACGCGCGCGCAAGGTCAACCTGCGAAATATTTCGCTCCGCCATTGCCGTACGGATTCGTTCTGAAAGTGTCATTAGTCAATCCTAATAGAGAATGGATTAGGAGTGGCTATTGACTTTCCAGTTAGCGTCTCCTAATATTCGTGTAATCCATCAACTTTTAAAGACAGCCATGACTTCCAGCGAAATGATCGACGCGCTCGGCGGAACCACCGCCGTAGCGAAGATTTTGAACATCAAGCCCCCTTCAGTGCATGGCTGGCGCGCCGGCGGTATCCCAGCGGACAAGCTGATCCGCCTGGCGCCGGTGCTCGAGCGCGAAGGGATTGCCACGCGCCGGGACCTTTTCCCGGACGACTGGGCCGATATCTGGCCCGAGCTGGCCGAACAGCAGCCGCCGCAGTAATCCGCACCACCCCGAAGTCCTGCCCCACCCCACCACAAGGAGAAACACGATGAACCCGAAGACCCGAACCATCTGCAAAGAAGTCCTGCTCAACGACGCCGAGGAAGTGACGCTGGATCTGATCTGCCGACTGACCGGCATGGCCGCCAGCCCTCTGTTCCGGCACCTACTGAACAAGGAAGCACGTGCCCATCTTACGGGCGGGCCGCCGGTGAGGGAATCCCGGCCATGCCCGGGTATCGGCCGGGTCTCCAGCCGTGCCATGCGCCCGGCAAGCATGCGGAGGCAGGTTTAAGGGCTTTCGGCTGCGGCACGAAAAACAGGCGATGTAACGAAGAACACGAAGGGAAAAACGAATGCACCAAGAAAGCAAAAAGGGGACGCCCGACCAGCGCATCGCCAGCACCGCCAAGGTGTGGCGGCACCGCGACCAGGTCGCGATCGCTGACAAGCGCGACGTGAATAAGCAGCGCGCCGAATTCGCCGCGCGCCAGGACCTGCGCAAGGTGATCGACCAGGCCGGGGAGCACTGACCATGGATGAGCCGATCATTTCGAAGGACCGAATCCGTATGAAGGCCCGGCAGGCGTTTGAGCGCGGCGAATCGCGCGACTCGTGCACGATGAAGGACCGCGCGCCAGCGCGCCACACCTGGCTCGAAGAATACGACCGCCTGGCCGCCGCGCAGGCCTCCCCAGAATCCCATATTGCCCCGCATCGGCGCGCGCGCATTGAGCAGTATCAGGTGGTGGCAGCGTGACAGAGCTTCCGGCACCGCTGACCCCAGCAGACTGCAACCTGCGGGACTTCCAGTTCATGCCGATGGATGTGGCACGCCTGCTGGCGTCCGAGACCTGGGTTCTCGGTACCGGCGACGAACGTGCCGCCGCGATGACGCTCTGGCTCGAAAGCTGGCGCCAGGTTCCGGCCGGCAGCGTACCAACCGACGACCGCATGCTGGCGCACCTGTCGCAGTCGAAGGCCTGGAAGAAGGTCCGCGCGCACGCGCTGCGCGGCTGGGTCGAGGCCAGCGACGGCCGCCTCTATCACCCGGTGGTCGCCGAGAAGGTACTCGAAGCCTGGATCGAGAAGCTGGCGTTCAGTCTGTCCGGCTCCGCTGGCAATGCCAAGCGCTGGGGCATCGAGATCGAAACAGCCGGGATTCGGGAGCGTGTAATCGCTGCCTGCGACATGCTGCGCGCGCTCGCGCCTCAATCAAAAACGTTGAAGAAGAAGGCCGTTCTAATCATCGCGGCAGGATCGCCCCCCGATCAAAACCCATCGCCCCCCGAATCGCCCCCCGATGATCCGAATGCATCGCCCCCCGATCGCAAGGGATACTTTATAAGGGATAAGTTAGATTCTTTAGAACCTAAAGGCTCCAACCCCGCCCCTGACGACTCACCCACCCCAAGCGCGGTGGGCGCGCTCTGCATCGCCATGCGAGCCAGTGGCGTGATGGCCCAGCCCGCCGACCCTCGCGTCATGGCATTGGCCGACCAGGGCGTGCAGCCAGAAACAGTCACCGCCGCCTGCGAGGAAGCAAAGCGCGCGAAGCCCGGCGAACGAATCCCGCCTGGTCTCGTGATCGCAATCCTCGAACGCTGGGCCCGTGAAGCGGCTGCCGTCAAGGCCACCGGTGCTGCTCAGCCACGCGCATCCCCACGCCAAGCCCTGCAGGCCAACGCCCAGAAGCTCACCGACCGTATCCAACGAAAGTCCAGCCATGAACCTGACGACCGAATCATCGACATCAACGACCGCCCTGCCTGAGAGCTGGGTCGAGCGCCTGTTCCAGCGGATGCTGCTCACCTACGGCAAGAAATTCGCCGACCAGTGGGGCGCTGCCGACACCGACGCGCTGATCGCCTTCTGGTCGCAGGAACTGGCCAGCTACACCGCCGCCGAGCTCAAGCGCGGACTGGACGCGCTGAGCACGCGCGACTGGCCGCCCACCCTGCCCGAGTTCAAGAAGCTCTGCCGTAGCCCGATCGACAGCCTGGTCGCCTACTACGAGGCCGTGGCCGGTGTGCAGGCCCGCGCCGCCGGCGAGCCAGGGAAGTGGTCGCATCCAGCCGTCTACTGGGCGGCCATGCCGCTGGCATTCGACCTGGGCAGCCAGACCTACAGCCAGATCAAGCCGCGCTGGGAAGCCGCGCTGCACGCCCAGCTTGAGCGAGGTGAATGGGCCGAGATCCCGCGCCCGATGCTGCAGCTCGGCATGCCCGGCGCCGAGAAGCTGTCGCGCGAGTCCGCTGACCAGCTGCTCCGCAAGCTCAAGGCCACTGTCGTGACGAAGCAGGCCGCCAGCGCAATCGACCACCGCGCATGGGCGCGCCGCATCCTCGAACGCGAAAAGCTCGGGGACAAGCGGTTATCACTCTTGCAAGTGAAGTTTGCACGAGAGGCAATGGGCGCGCCGCAAGACGCCTGACCGAGACCACTTCGCGCGCGAGCGCCAATGCAGCATCACCAGGAGCAACACATGAACGACCAAGCAATCGAACAAGAGATCCAAGCCAAAGGCCTGACCGCGCCGCGCGTCACGCCAGACCACATCGAGAGCGTCATCGCGCACGAGCACACGTTCACCGTTGGCGAGGCGCTGCGCGCACTCGGCCACCCCACTGATCCGGCTTTCGACCTGCTGACCATGTGCGTCATCAAGCTGGAGAACGGCTTCACGGTGACCGGCGAGAGCGCCTGCGCCAGCCCAGAAAACTTCAACGCGGAGATCGGCGCCAAGATCGCGCGCGACAACGCGAAGCAGAAAATCTGGCCGCTCGAAGGCTACCTGCTCAAGGCGCGGCTCGATAGCGCCCTGATCGCGTCCGAAGTCGGTTCTGACGCCGACCAGCCGTAACCACAACGCCCGGCCGCGCGCCGGGCCACGAAAGACGACATGAACACGATCACCCTGACCCTGCCCTATCCGATCAGCGCGAACCGCTACTGGGCGACACGCACGGTGCCGGCCAAGGGCGCGCGCAAGGCCATGGCGCTGACCTACGTGACCAGCGAGGCGAAGGCGTTCAAGGCCGAGGTGGAGCAGCTCGCTCGCGCCGCCGGCGTCACCGCGCCCATCACCGGCCGCGTGCAGGTCGACATCAAGCTTTTCCCGCACCGGCCGCTGGACTGGCAGAAGCGCCAGCGTCAGCTCGGCGCCGCGTGGGACGACACAGTCCAGTGCATCGACCTGGACAACGCACGCAAGGTGCTCTACGACTCGCTCAAGGGCGTGGTGATGGACGACGATAAATGGGTCCGGCGCGAGATAGGCGAGCGCATGGAGCCTGATGCCGGCGCCGCGCGCGTGGTCGTCACCGTGACCGCGATCCCGACCGTCCAACCGCAGATGGAGCTCGTGTGACCACATCCGAATTCTTGCTGGTCGCGTTGATCGCCAGCCCTTTCCTGATCGTCGCCGCGCTGTGCGTCGTCACCCTGGCCGCCGAGCCGCGCGCGGAAGATCCACCGCCGACGCCAGCGCGCGACCTGGTCGACTTTGACGAGGAGCGGCTGTGACTGTCATCGCATGGGACGGCAAGACCATGGCCGCCGACAAACGCATGGGCTTCGGCGCGGAGCACGCTACCGTCACGAAGATCACCAAAATTCGGGGCTGCCTGGTTGGCTTCGCCGGCGGATCTGCGCTTGGGCGCGCGATGCTCAACTGGTTCGAGAAAGGCTGTATCCCAGAAGACTATCCTGTATCGCAGCGCAATGACGACAAGTGCGGCAGCCTGCTCGTGATTCATCCGGATGGGAAGATCGTGCACTTCTCGCAAGAACCATTCGGCATCCCCGTCGAGGAAAAGTTCTATGCCGTCGGCAGCGGCTCGCCGTTTGCCAGCGCTGCGATGTACCTGGGCTATGACGCGCGCCGCGCCGTCGAGGTGGCCAGCGCGCTAGATATGAACTGCGGCAATGGCATCGACATGCTGGAGCTGCATGTGGATTTCGAGCCAGCTCTCCGGATCGGTGTGGCATATGGTTCGTTCGCGCCGGATGGAACGTGGATATCGAATACGGCCATCGCCATGTCGAAGGATGACCAGTACCGCCATAATGTGAAGCACGGATTCATCAAGAAGGTAGAGAAATGACCACCTACACCGACGAGAAGGCAGCCGAGTTCTGCGCGGCCCTCGCAGACGGCAGCAGCATCCGCAAGGTGTGCAAAAAGCCCGGCATGCCCAGTAAGGCCACCGTGTTCCGCTGGCTGCGCGAATATCCAGAGTTCGTCAAGATGTACGAGATTGCCACGGACGAGCGCGCTGACACCATGGTCGACGAGATCGTCGAGATCGCCGACAACTGCAAGCCCGACGCCGATTCGATCCGCAAGGCCAAGCTGCGCATCTACGCACGCGTCGAGCAGGCACAGAAGATGAAGCCGAAGAAGTACGGCGTGAAGCTGCAACACATGGGCGAAGGCGGCGGCCCGATCGTCGCGATCATCAAGGACTACACCGGACGGAAGCCAGATGGCACAGATTGAATTTTCTTACCGGCCGCAGGGGCCAACGCTCGAGCGGTACCTGCTCGACCGCGAGCAGCGGGCCTTCATCTGCGGCCCGCTCGGCTCATCGAAGACGAACGCCAGCTGCTGGAAGTCCTTCCGCGTCATGCTCGACCAGGCCCCCGACCAGAACGGCGTACGCAAGACGCGCCTGGCCGCGATCCGAAACACTTATCCGGACCTGATGGGCACGACGGTCAAGGACTGGCTCGAGATGTTCGACGACCTGGGCACGTTCAAGGGCGCCGGCATGGAGCCGCCAACGCATCGCCTGCGTTTCGACCTGCCCGACGGCACCAAGGTCGAGGCGGAGATGATCTTCCTCGCGCTTGATCGCGAAGAGCACGTGCGCAAGCTGCGCGGCCTGCAGCTCACGGCCGCCTGGCTGAATGAGGTCAAGGAGCTGCCCTTCGCTGTCGTGCAGATGCTCGACTTGCGTGTCGGCCGCTACCCCCAGGACACGCGCCCAACCTGGTACGGCATCTACGGCGACACCAACGCGCCCGACACCGATCACTGGTACTACCGACTGGCGGAAGAGCAGCGCCCCGAGGGCTGGACCTTCCTCAAGCAGCCGGGCGGCCTGATCCGCGATGGCAAAGACGGCGAATGGCGCGAGAACCCGCTGGCCGAGAACATCCAGAACCTACCGGCCGGCTACTACCTCAAGGGCGCGCAGGGCAAGGACGAGGCGTGGATCCTGGTCAACCTGGCCAACGAGTACGGCTTCGTCAAGGACGGCAAGCCGGTTTGGCCCGACTACCGTGACAGCACGCACTGCCGCCAGTTCGAGCTGACCAAGGAGCTGGGCCTGCACATCGGCATGGATTTCGGGCTGACGCCGGCGGCTGTCTTTGGCCAGCGCATGGTCAACGGTCAGTGGCGCTGGCGCCGCGAGCTGGTGACCGAGGACACCGGGATCATCCGCTTCGCCGGGGAGGTCAAGCTGTTCCTGGGAACGCACTTCCCGGGCTGGCCGATCCAGTCGATCACGGGCGACCCGGCCGGCGATCAGCGCCAGGGTGGCGACAGCGAGGAGCGGACGGTCTTCCAGCTGCTGGCCAAGGAGGGCATCGCCGCGGTGCCAGCACCCACAAACGACTTCGCGCTGCGCACCGAGGCCGTGGCCGCGCCGCTGCGCCGCCTCATCGACGGCGAGCCCGGCTTCCTGATCCATCCGGACTGCCAGATCACCCGCAAGGGCATGCAAGGCGGCTACATGTTCAAGCGGATCAAGGTGGCCGGCGACGAGCGGTACCGCGACGTGCCCGACAAGAACAAGTATTCACACCCGTGCGAGGCCGGGCAGTACCTGATGCTGAGCACCGGCGAGCACCTGGCCCTGATGCCGCAGAAGAAGGTGATGGTGGTCGAGCCCATCCCGATGAAGTCAGCCTGGAGGAAGTGATACCATTGCCGCAAGCAGCTCCCGCAAATGCCGGCGGGCATCCTGCCTGATGCGCCCCAGGTCGATCCTGGGTAAAGCCCGGTTCGCACCGGGCTTTTTCATTGGCCGTAGCACAAACCATTTCAGTTTGGCAAGCGATAGATGTAGACTATCACAAATCGCTGACTTGAAAGGCTTTAGCTATGACAACCCGTGACTCCCAGCGCCTGCGCGACGTTCACGCCCGCGCAATTAGCCGCGTTGACGCCGTCCAAGTCCTCTACCGGGACGAGCGACTGCAGTGTCTCCAGGACCGCCGCTTCTACTCGATCGCAGGTGCGCAGTGGGAGGGCCCGCTCGGTGAGCAGTTCGAGAACAAGCCCAAGTTCGAAATGAACAAGGTCCACCTGGCGGTGATCAGGATCATCAACGAATACCGGAACAACCGCATCACGGTCGACTACACCAGCAAGGACGGCTCGACCGACGACACGCTGGCCGACACCTGCGACGGCTTGTACCGTGCTGACGAGAAGGATAGCGGCGCCCAGGAGGCCTTCGACAACACCTTCGAGGAAGGCACCGGTGGCGGATTCGGCGCGGCACGCCTGCGCACCCGGTACGAGGATGAAGAAGACGAAGACGACACGCGCCAACGCATCGACATCGTGGCCATCACCGACGCCGACAGCTGCGTCTTCTTCGATCCGGATGCAAAGCGCCAGGACAAAGCCGACGCCAAGTGGGCCATCGTTCTAACGGGCATGAGCCGCGAGGCGTACAAGGAAGAATACGGCGACGACCCGTCAAGCTGGCCGAAATCGATCCACCAGTGCGAATTCGACTGGGCCACGCCCGATGTGGTCTACGTGGGCGAGTACTACGAGGTCGAGCAGAAGCCCGAAATGATCCATGTGTTCCGCGGCATCGCGCTCAACGACGACGAGCCCAACGAAATCAAGGTGACCGATGTGAAGCTGGCCGAAGAAGGCCGGCTCGAGGAACTGACCGCCACCGGCTTCCGCGAGGTGCGCCGCAAGCGCATCATGCGCACGCGGGTGCACAAGTACCAGCTGTCAGGTTCGTGCGTGTTGGACGACGAGGGCCTGATCGCTGGCTCATGCATCCCTGTCGTGCCGTTCTACGGCAAGCGCTGGGTGGTCGACGGCATCGAGCGATGCATGGGCCACGTGCGCCTGGCGCGCGACGCGCAGATGCTGACCAACATGCTGATGTCATGGCTGGCTGAGATGGCCGCTCGCTTTGACATCGAGAAGCCGATCTTGACACCCGAGCAGATCGCCGGCCACGCGCAGATGTGGGCCGAAGACAACATCGCCAAGTATCCGTACCTACTGATCAACCCGATCACCGACGCCAGCGGCCAGAAGCTGGCCACCGGTCCTGTGGCGTACACGAAGGCGCCGAACATGCCGCCGGCGATGGCCGCGCTGATGCAGATCGCCGAGCAGTCGCTGCAGGACCTGCTGGGCAACCAGCAAGCCGGTGAGCAGTTGCAGGCGAACGTCAGTGCCAAGGCCGTCGAGCTGATCCAGAACAAACTGGACATGCAGACCTTCATCTACATGAGCAACTTCTCCAAATTCGTGCAGCGCGTCGGCGAGGTCTGGCTGTCCATGGCCAAGGAGGTCTACGTCGAAGACGGGCGGAAGATGAAGACCGTGGGCGCCGACGGCAAGACCAGCGGCACGGTCGAGCTGTACAAGCCGACCATCGACAAGAAGACCGGCGCGCGCGTGCTCGACAACGACCTGAGCCGCGCCAAATTCGATGTGAACGTCGACGTCGGCCCGAGCAGCAGCAGCCGGCGCGCCGCCACCGTACGCGCGCTGATGGGCCTGCGCACCGTGACGCAAGATCCTGAAACGCAAGCCGTGCTCGACTCGATGATCATCATGAACATGGAAGGCGAAGGCCTGAGCGACCTGCACGATTTCTTCCACAAGAAGCTGGTGCGCATGGGCGTCATCAAGCCGAACGACGAAGAAAAGCAGGAGCTGGAGCAGGCGCAGAAGAACGCCCAGCCCGATCCAAATGCAGCGTACCTGGAGGCGGCCGCCAAGAAAGCCGAGCAGGACGGCCAGCTGTCGCACGCGAAGGTGGCGCTCACGCACGCCCAGACCATCGAGACGCTGGCCGGCGTCGAGTCGGCCCGGCTGGCAGACGCGATGGCGCTGGATGCACAGCTCAACGCGCCGCCGCCAGCTCCGGCGCCGGCCGCGCCCGAGCCGCAATCGGCCATGCCCGGATAAGCCGTGGTGGTCCACACCATCAGCGTGCTGGCCGCATCTTGGGCAGGGTGGATCCTGCTCAACCGCTGCCCGATCGATTCCACTTGACAATTAATTCCATCTATCGTTATTGCATTGACGATAGTTTCAGCCTATCATCACGCTCATCGGTATCCACCGGCCTGAATCGGTGAGTTTGAAGGGGAAACGTGATGCAAGTGGCAGACAACGATGGGCAGGACCAGGTTGAAACCAGCGACGAAGTAGTTGACGACGAGGCTGACGGCGCGACGCTGCAGACCGAATCCGAAGGCGACGAGACTGGCGACACCACTGACGACGAGCAGGTTGTCGTCACCATCGGCGAGGAAGCGCCACCCTCGGACGAAGAAGACGCCGACGCGCCTGGCTTGGTCAACAAGCTTCGCAAGTTGAACCGTGAGAAAGAACGAGAGCTTCGCGAACTGCGAGCCAAGGTCGCGAAACCGGCAGCCAGCGCACCAGCTGAGATCGCCAAGGTGGAGAAACCTACGCTGGCCGGTTGCGACTACGACGAAGACGCCTACGAATCCAAGCTGACGGCCTGGCACGAGAATCAAGCCAAGCTGAAGGCGGCGGAGGCTGAGCAGGCAAACCGCCAGAAGGCAGAGCAGGACGCCTGGCAGGCGAAGCTGGCCACCCACGGCAAGGCGAAAGCCGCGCTCAAGGTGAGCGACTACGAAGACGCGGAGGCCACGGCCGCCGAGGTCCTAAGCGTCACCCAGCAGTCGATCATCGTCAGCGGCGCCGATAACTCGGCTGTCGTGATTTACGCCCTCGGGAAGAATCCGGCCAAGGCCAAGGAACTCGCTTCGATCAAAGACCCCGTGAAGTTCGCCTTCGCGATCGCAAAACTGGAGACCCAATTGAAAGTGACGCCACGCAAGGCACCGCCACCACCAGAACGTCACGTGCGCGGAAGCGCGCCAGTCCTGGGCGGCGGAGATAACACCCTGGAGCGTCTGCGCGAAGAAGCTGCGAAAACTGGCGACCTGTCGAAGGTCATCGCCTACAAGCAGAAGAAGCGGGCGGCGTAAAAGCACACCCAAACTCATCGAGGTTACACAATGTCAAATGCATTCAGCAAGGAAGAGATCGTCGCATTCGAGGAAGTCATGGAGGGCTTCGAAGACGCCCTCATCCTCTCGCGAAACGTCTCGATGTACGAAACCGATCAGGTCACCATGGAGCGCGCCAACGATACGATTTGGCGCCCTCAACCCTACATTGCGCAGTCGCACGATGGCACCGATGCCACCAACAACTTCGACGACGCCACCCAGCTGTCGGTGCCGGCGACGATCGGCTTTGCCAAGCACTCGACCGCCATCCTGACCGCGAAGCAGCTCCGTGATTTGCTGCAGGAGAAGCGCCTGGGCAAAGCGGCACAGCAAAAGCTGTCCTCCGATATCAACGTGGCCGTGATGAACGTGGCCGCCAACCAGGGCACACTCGTGGTCAAGCGGACAAGCGCCGCATCCGGCTTCGATGACCTGGCGCAGTGCGAAGCGATCTTCAACGAGCAGGGTATCGGCCAGTTCGAACGCTACGCCGCCCTGTCGACGCGCGACTACAACGGCATGGCCTCGAACCTGGCCGGCCGCGGCACGATGCAGGGCAAGCCAGTCACCGCCTACGAGAAGGCCTACGTCGGCATGGTGGCCTCGTTCGAAACCTACAAGCTCGACTATGCCAACCGCCTGACGGCCGCAGCCGGCGGCGCCGGCCTCACGATGGACACGCGCGATACGGGCGGCAACTACTACACCCCGGTTGCCCGTTCCGTCTCTTCGTCCGGCGAATCGGCCAACGTCGACAATCGCTACCAGACCATCACGGTGTCGAGCACCACTTCGGTGGCCGCCGGCGACTGCTTCACCGTGGCCGCACTGGATGCCGTGCACCACATCACCAAGGGCGACACGGGCCAGCTCAAGACCTTCCGCGTGATCTCGGTTCCGTCGTCGACCACGCTGGTTATCAGCCCGCCGATGATCACGGCCCAGGGCGGTACCGATGCCGAACTGCAGTACCAGAACTGCGTGATCAATACCAAGGCATCGAACTCGGCCATCGTGTTCCTGAACACCGTCACGGCGGCAGTGAATCCTTTCTGGCACAAAGACGCCATCGAGATCCTGCCGGGCCGCTACGAAGTTCCTGATAATGCCGGTGCGCAGGTTATGCGCGCCAGCACCGAGCAGGGTCTCGAGATCGTGATGACGAAGTTCTTCGACATCAACACGATGAAGGTCAAGTACCGCTGGGATACCACCTTTGGCGTGTGCAACAAGCAGCCCGAAATGAGCGGCATCATGCTGTTCTCGCAAACCTAAAGGATGACGGGGGCTTCGGCCCCCATTTTCCACAATCTCGAAAGGATTTACCATGTCATCCTATATTGTGTATCCACAGGGCCGCGTCGAACTCACGATCGCTGCCAATGAAAGCGTGGCCGTCTACTCCAAGGGCGATGTTGCCGTATCGCGCAAGGTCGGCAGCCCGAACCACCCCGACGCCATTTCTGTGCTCACCCCCGTGCTCGGTTCGGCAGTCGGCGGCGCGCACGCGGTGTACGGCCCGTACACTACTGGCGCTACGATCATCATCGAGCCTGGCGCGGCCGAGGCATTCTACGAAACCGGTGTCGCGCCGATCGTCCAATATGGCTACAACATCCAGGACATTCAGCCGACACCAGTGGCCGTGGATGTGACTGGCGCCGTGTCGGCGGCCGCGATGCTGACCGGGATCGTGACCTCCTCGACGGCCGCGGCGGTGGCGGGCACGATCCCGACCGGCACGGTGATGGATGCCGCGTCCGAGTTCGCCGTGAACGATTCGTTTGAGTGGTCCGTCATTAACACCGGCCCCAATACGTTCACCGTCACGGCCGCGACTGGTCACACCATCGTCGGCGCTGCCGCAGTTGTCACGGCGACCTCTGGCCGCTTCCGTACGCGCAAGACCGCGGCAAATACCTTCGTAACCTACCGCGCTTCGTAGTAACCGCGCGGACCTGGTTTCCCGGGTCCGCGCTCAGGAGGACACATGGAATTCCCAAAATTAGTATTTCGCTCGCCCGGTCCGAATCAGTGCCAGGGTGGAACCTACGCGCACTTGAGCGTGGTCGACCACGGTGATCTCGACGCCGCGCTGGCTGCGGGCTGGCATGCCACGTTGCCCGAGGCGCTGGCGCCAGTGCCAGTGCCAGTGCCTGCGCCAGCACCAGCAGCGACGCCGGTGCCACTCGCACAGGACGCCCCAGCCCCTTTGCTTTCCCGTGACGAGATGAAGCGCAAGGCCGACGATCTTGGTCTGACCTACCCGCACAACATCAGCAACATCAAGCTGGCCGAGCTACTCGACGCCGCGCTGGCTGCGGGCTGACACCATGAGCCGCACCAAGCGCGAACTGGTGGAGGCGGCGTTTGCCGAAATCGGCCTGCCCGTCACTACCTTCAACGTTGGCCCAGACCAGCTGCAACGCGCGCTTAGCCGCCTAGATGACATGATGGGCACTTGGGACGGCAAGGGAATCCGGCTTGGCTACGCAATGAGCTCCAGTGCAGACGGCGATAATCTCGACGATGAATCTGGTTTGCCTGACACCGCCTGCGAGACCGTGATCGCCAGCCTGGCTATCCGGATCGCGCCAGGCCGCGGCAAGACGGTATCGCAGGACACACGCAACACCGCGCGCGACGGCTACGAAGGCCTGCTTGCGCGCGCCGCCTACCCGCCCCAACAGCAACTGCCAAGCACGCTGCCGCGCGGAGCCGGCAACAAGCCATGGCGCTACAACCAGCCATTCATGCCACAGCCGACCGACCCGCTTCTGGCCGAACAGGGTGGCGACCAGATCGAATTCGATTAACCGGAGCTAATGCATGTCCACCATCAATGAACTTACTGCCGTCGATACGGTTGTCGCCGCCGACTTGGTGCCGATCTACTCAAGTGCGAACGGTGACGCTCGCAAGGCCTCGATGACAGTTATCTCAGCCCTGATCCAAACGCTCATGTCGACGTCCGGCACGCTGGAAACCCAGTACTCGGCGCCGGCCGCGACCGGTTTCAGCGTGACGATCAACCCGACCACCGACGGCGGCAGCGTCTACCTACTGCTCACCCCGGTGGCCGGCTACGCCGCCGGCACCATCGTACTGCCGGCGCTGGCCGAGTGCGTGGACGGTCAAGAGGTGCTGGTCAGCTCAACCCAAGCCGTAACGACCCTCACCGTCAACAAGAACGGCGCCACGGCGGCGAACGGCGCGCCGACGACGCTGACCGCAAACAGCTTCTTCCGCCTTCGCTATGACGGCATCTTCCAATCGTGGTATCGCATAGGGTAGGCAAAATCATGGCCATTCACGCACCATTCCAGCCGCAACGCGGCGCCAACCTGGTTGCCACCCCTGGCGCCGCGTCCGCCAGCGTCTCCATCAACGCGCAATGTAAGTCCGTCCGCCTGGTCAATTCCGGCGCCGGCATTTGTCATGTTCGCATTGGCGCCGGCGCCCAGACCGCGACAACCGCCGATCTACCAGTGCGTGCTGGCTCGGAAATCATCGTATCGAAGGGCGATGGCGAAGACACGGTGGCACACATTTCTGCTGCTGGCACCACGTTGCATATCCAGCCCGGGGAAGGCGGAATCTAATGCAGGTCCCAATCCTGAGCGGAATCTACACGGACGAAGGCCCCGACTTCCGCACGTCCTATCCGCGTAACATGGTGCCTGTGCCGAAGGACCAGGGTATCTCTAAGGGATACCTGCGCCCCGCCGATGGCATTCTGCTGTTCGGCACTGGGCCAGGGATCGATAGGGGCTGCGTTGTTTGGAACGGCATCAACTACCGCGTGATGGGCACGCAGCTGGTGCGCGTCAATGCCGATGGCACAGTGGTAAGCCTTGGAACCATCGCGGGAACGGGACAGTGCACGTTGGATTATGGCTTCGATCGCATGAGCATCTCCGGTGGCGGGAACCTTTACTACTGGGACGGCACCGCTCTCACCCAAGTCATCGACGCTGACCTGGGCACGGTCATCGACCACATCTGGGTGGACAGCTACACGATGACTACCGATGGCGTGTCGCTCATCGTCACCGATCTGAACGACGCGTATTCCGTAAACCCGCTGAAGTACGGCAGCGCCGAAGCCGATCCCGATCGGATCATGGGCCTGTTGAAGTTGCGCAATGAGCCGTACGCGCTCGGACGCTTCACCATCGAGGTGTTCGACAACGTTGGCGGGAACCAGTTTCCTTTCGCGCGCAACAGCGGCGCCCAAATCCAGCGCGGCGTGATCGGCACTTTCGCTGCTGCCGTGTTCATGGAGCAGATCGCGTTTCTCGGCGGAGCCAGGAATGAGTCCCCAGCTGTATGGCTCGGCGTCAACAGCAGCACGATCAAGATCTCTACTCGCGAGGTCGACATGATCCTGCAGCAATATACCGAGGAGCAGCTGGCCCTGGTGGTCGTCGAGGTGCGCGTCGACAAGAACCACCAGCATCTGCTGATTCACCTGCCGGACCAGTGCCTGGTGTACGACGGGACAGCCTCCCAGGCAGTTGGAGAACCTGTCTGGTTTCCGCTCGATTCTGGCCTAGTCGAGAAGGCAACCTACCGCGCGCGCAACTTGGTCTGGTGCTATGACAAGTGGTTGTGCGCTGATCCGACCAGCAGCTCCCTTGGCCAGCTGGTGCAAACCGTCTCGACTCACTACGGTGCGGTGATCGGCTGGGACTTCGGCACCAGCATCATCTACAACGCCAGCCGCGGCGCCATTTTCTCGCAAATGGAACTCGTCTGCCTGCCTGGCCGCGTGGCGCTCGGCGCGGATCCGGTTGTCTGGACATCGTATTCGCTCGATGGCGAGACCTGGAGCATGGAACAGTCATGCAGCGCCGGCAAGCAGGGGGACCGCCTGCGCCGCCTGACTTGGCTGGATAACGGCGACATGGAGAACTGGCGTATTCAGCGCTTCCGCGGCACCAGCGACGCGCACATGGCAGTGGCACGCCTGGAGATCGAAATCGAGGCCCTCAATGCCTAAGCTCGGCCTCGACCGGCAGCAGCTAGCCCGCTTCTTCCAAAACAACGCCGAGGCGATTCGCGCGTTCGAGAAGGTGTTCGACTCGGTCGAGTCGACCCCCGCCTCCATCGAGGAAGTCGCGGCCATTGCCGGCACGGCCGCCGCACTCGGCAATCTGGCGCTCTCGCTGATCTCCGGCGTCTCCGCCCTGGTCGAGCAACTCGGTACCGCGCCCGCTGAGGTGCCGGCGCCCGCTGTCGATGACTTCGCGCCGGCCCTGGCTCTTGGTACGCTTGCCCAGCAAAACGCCGACTCGGTCACGATCACCGGCGGCGCGATCGACGGGACCCCCATCGGAGCAGCAGCGGCGAGCACCGGCGCATTCACTTCAATTTCGGCATCCGGACAGATCACCAGCACCCTGGCCTCCGGCACCGCTCCGCTGGCCGTCACCAGTACCACCAAAGTGGCCAATTTGAACGTCGATTTATTGGACGGAACCGACTGGACGGCGCCAGGCGCCATTGGCGGCGTAACACCTGGACCGGCCTCCTTTACAACCGTTTCAGCGTCTGGCCAGATCACGAGCACGGTGGCCACGGGTACGCCGCCTTTCGTTGTTGCATCCTTCACCAACGTCCCCGGCCTGAATTCCAGCCTGCTGCTGGGGTTTAACTGGGTTTCGCCAGGAGCCATCGGCGCGACCACTCCAAGCACCGGAAAATTCACATCCGTGACAGTGGCCGGCGGCGCTCAGTTCCTCACCACCAGCACCGCACTCACCAATGGCGCGGGCGCGGGCGCAGGAACGATTGCCAATGCCCCAGCCGCAGGCAATCCGACCAAATGGATCGGCATTAATGACAACGGCACCATCAGGTATATCCCTGCCTGGTAATAATTTAAGAGGACCACCATGACCACCACCCCGAAAGTCCTGATCGAATCGAAACTTGCCGAGGCCGTACAAACGACCCAATACACTGCGGTCAATTGCAAAACCTCGATTGACAAATTCACTGCCACAAATGTGACTGGAGCCAATCGAATCCTGACAGTCAACCTTGTACCACCAAGTGGCGCAGTCGGCGTGGCCAACCAGTTGCCACCAGCGACTATTGCGCCAGGAAAAAGCTGGCCATTCCCGGATGTCGTCGCCCACATTCTGGAGTCAGGCGGTTCGATCTCGACACTAGCCGATGCCGCCGCCTCGATTTCGATCCGCGCCAGCGGCCGCGAATACACATCGTAAAAAGCTATCACTTTACATTTCCGATAGAAAATACCTATAATTCGGCAGTGCTCAGCAATTGAGCACCAGCTGAGTCCTTGGTTCCAGCGGCCACCTACCCCTCACGGGAGATGTGATGCTGCTGGAAACTCTGGATTCACCCGCCACAACGCTGGCAAAAATTCCCACCCGAGATCAAATTGACCAGCTTGAAGCTGACGTCGGCGCTGTTCCGCAAATCGAACTGCTGGTGCAGAACGACTTCTGCCCTGGCTTCTATGCCCGCTCAGTACTGATCCCGGCAGGCACCGTCCTAGTCGGCAAGGTGCACGCCACAGAGCACATTTTCATGGTCACGCAGGGTGACATTTCGATCACTACTGACGAAGGCGTGATCCGGGTCCAAGCGCCTTACCAGGCGATCTGCAAGCCGGGCATGAAACGCGCCGGCTATGCCCACACCGACACCGTCTGCGTGAACATCCACATCACCAACGAGACCGACCTCGACAAGCTCGAAGCCGAACTCATCGTCGCGCCTGCCCTGCCGGCGCCAGCGCAAGGAGAATAGAAATGGCATGGGCGATGGTCGCTGGTGCGGCAATTACGGTAGTTGGCGGAGCAGTAGCGGCCAATCAGAAAAAGAAGGCGGCTCAGGGTGCAGCGAACGCACAAACCGAGTCCGACGATAAAGCGATTGCGGAGCAGCAGCGTCGATTCGACGCAATCCAAAAGCTTCTTTCGCCGTACGTCGAAGGCGGGAACAAGGGCATCGCGGGGCAACAAGACCTGCTTGGACTGAATGGCGCGCCGGCCCAGCAGACCGCAATCAACGGCATTCAGTCATCCCCGATGTTCGGCGCGATGGCCCAACAGGGCGAGGACGCCATTCTTCAAAACGCATCGGCAACCGGCGGCCTGCGCGGCGGGAACACGCAAGGTGCGCTGGCGCAGTTCCGACCGCAGCTGCTGAACCAGCTGATCGACCAGCAATACCAGCGCCTGGGCGGATTGACGCAAATCGGGCAAGCGTCGGCCGCCGGCGTAGGCGCCGCTGGCCAGCAAAGCGGCGATGCCATTTCCAAACTATTGCAGCAACAAGGCGCGGCCCAGGCTGGCGGACTGCTCGCCAACGGCGCAGCGAACGCCGGCCTGGCAAACAGCGTATCCGGCGCATTCGGGCAATACCTGGGAGGGAAATTCTAATGGAACCAATCGACTACACCAGCGCTTTCGCGAATATTCCTTCGCCCCAGAACGCGATGCTCGAGGGCCTGAAAATCGGTGGCGTGATGCACGACCAGCAACAAGCACGCATCGACGCGCAAAAGGCCGCCCTCGCCAAGGATCAGATGAACGCTGATCTCCACGAGCTGAGCCAAAACCCGACTACGGAGGCCATCGGCCGCATGTCATTGAAGTACCCGCAACTGAGCGAGAACTTCAAACGCAGCTTCGACATGCTTGACCCGGGCCAGCGGCAGGCGAAGCTCGAACACGCGTCGCAGGTCTACGCGGCGATCAACAACAATAAGCCCGACATCGCGATCGATCTGCTGACGAAGCAGGCCGAGGCATCGCGCAACGTCGGCAACGAGAAGGATGCTCGCGCGGCGGAGACGATGATCTCGATGGTTCGCGACCATCCAGAAATGGCGAAGACGAGCGCAGGTTTGATCCTGTCCTCGGCAGTCGGGCCAGAAAAATTTGCTGCAGCGTACGGCGCTGTCGGCGACGAGCAGCGCGCCCAGGCAGAGGCCCCGGCCGACTTGGCCAAGAAGCAGGCCGACGCCAAGAAAGCGGCGGCGGATGCGGATGTGGCTGCCGGCACCGTGCCAGGCCAGATCCAGAAGGTCACCGAGGAAAACCTGTCTGCACAGGCCAAGCGCCGAATCGACGAGCTGAACGTGCAGATTGGCCAGGCCGACAGCGAGACGAAGCGCGGCCAGCTGGTGCTCGAGCGCGACAAGCTGGTGGCTGAGCAGGCAAAACAGGGCACCGAGAAGGGTGACACCGCACAAGCACAGATCGACAGCTCACAGCACGCCCTCGACACCATCACGAGCCTGCGCGCGGATCCATTGATGAAGGACACGAAGGGCAACTGGATTGCCGGCATGGGCACGACCCTGGGCAAGATCTTGGGCGCCGTGCCCGGCACCGAGAACAAGGATTTCCGTGGGCAGCTCGAATCGTTGAAATCACAGGTTTTCCTGCCGGCTGTGCAGCAGGTCAAGGGCATGGGCGCGCTGTCGAACGCCGAGGGCGAAAAGCTGACGGCCGCCGTCGCTGCACTCGACGCGGACATGAGCCCCAAGGCCTTCCAGAATGCGCTGGGCGTGGTCGAGCGATACATGCAGAAGGGCCTGCAGAAGGGGCTCGCCAGCAAGGCGGTTCCGGTTCAGGGCGGCGGCCTGGTGGTGAACCACCCTACCCTCGGCCCGGTGCACGAGGGCGACATCAATCGCCTGATGAAGCAGTTCCCGGGTGCCACCCGCGACCAGGTGATCGAATACTTGAACAAGACTGCCGGGGGCAAGTGATGGCCGGCAAATTTCCTGAATCGTTCGCCGATCCTCTGTATGCATCGCTTGACGCCGGCAACGAGAAGAAGCTCGAACTGCCGGTGGGCCTGCTGTCGTCAATCCGCACGGCCGGAGAGCGCTCGAACGCCAGCGCGACCAACAAGTTCGGCACGTCTTCGCCCTACCAGTTCACGCCGCCCACCCGGAAGGCCATCCTCGACAAATACGGAATCGACGTGCTGCTCAGCCCTGAGAACGCGTCCGAGGGCGCCGGCCTGCTGCTGCAGGAATCATTGAAGCGCAATGGCGGCGACGTCGAGACGGCGGTGCGCGAATACCACGGTGGTACCGATCCGGCGAACTGGGGCCCGGTGAACAATGCCTATGCCAAGCGCGTGCTGGCTGCCCAGGGCAGCGTCAAGATGGATGCGATGAGTGCTGGCTTCGCCAAGTTCATGGCTGACAACCCGGCTGTTCCCCCTGGTGATCGACGGCCAGTCGGCCCCGGCGCGCCCGCGGCGCCAGCTTCTGCCGACGACCCCTTGGCCATGGGCTTTGCCGAGTTCCTCAAGAACAAGCAGTACTCCCAGATCGCAGAAGAACACGGCATGGATGCTGCGATCGCGTTCAACAAGGACGGCACCGTGCCGGCGCCGCGACCAGAGCCACCGGCAGACCCGACCCTGGTGCAGAAAGCTCTCGGCGCGGGAGAAACGGCGCTCACCTTGGCGTCCGGTGCCACCGGCGGCACGCTGGGAATGATCGGCGGCACAGTCGGCGGCCTGGCCAATTCGATCGTATCCGGCGAATTCGGCACCCAGGAGGGTGCTCGTAAAGTCGAGCAGGCAGCAGCGGAGGGCATGAACAGCTTGACCTATCAGCCGCGCACGCAGGCCGGTCAGGAATACGCCGGCAACGCCGGCGAGGCCATGGGCGCCGTCCTCCCTGCTCTGCCATTGACCGCCGAGATGGGCGCGCTCGGGCGCGTAGCTGCAAATGCCGGCCGCGCCGGCGCAGATGTTGCTGCCGGTGCCACTCAGGCTGCCACGCAGCGCCTGCGCGCCGTCGCGCCCGGCATCGCAGCCCGCGTCGAACGCACCCTTTCGCGTCTGCCGGGCGCGGCGCCGGCGGCTGAGGCTGCTGCTCCTCTCACTGAGGAACAGGCTGCCCGTCTGGCCCAGCTGCACGCCCAGACGCGCGGCGCGCCGAGCCGCCGGGTCACGGCTGCCGACGGCACTCCACTGGAGTTGCCTGGCTCAGCGCCTCGGGGCCTCACGGCCGCCGAACGTGCAGAAATGGAGACGCTGCAGGCCCAGCGCGCCGCGCAGGAAATGGCAGATGCGGCGCCGAACGGTCCGATTCCCACGCCCGGCACCCAGGGCAGCGCCGGCGCCGGCGGTACCGACATGATCGCCCAGCGCCGCGAGCTGGCTGCGAAGGTTGGAATCGAGCCGACCATCGGACAGCTCACGCGCGACCCGCAGCAGCTGCGCTTCGAACTCGAAACTGCGAAGGGCCCGTTGGGCTCCAAGTTCATTGAACGCTACTCGGACCAGAACGAGAAGGTCTACCAGCATTTCGACAACCTGGTCGACATGACCGGCGCCGAGGCGGCCGACGTCATGGGCACCGGCCGCGCGGTCGACGCCGCCCTGCGAAAGGAGCTGGCCAAGGACAAGAATGCGGTGCGCGTTGGGTACCAGAAGGCCGACACATCACCGGAGGCCGGCGCCGCTGTCACACTGGACGACGCGGTGCAGTTCCTCAATGACAGCGCTCCCGACCAGGTTGTTTCGCCGCTTCTGGCCGCAGCGCGCGCGCGTGCCCTGAAGCTAGGGATCGCCCAAGAGGCAGCCGATGGCACCCTGGCACCGCTCCAGACGACCGTCAAGAACGCCGAGTTGTTCCGCCGTGCCGTCGGCGCCGCCACCGATTACGAGCCGACCAATATGCGCAACTCGGCAATCATCAAGGGCGCGGTCGACGCAGCCACCGAACCAGTGGCCGGGCCGCTGTACCGTAACGCCCGGCGCCTGCGCGAGAACTTGGCCAACAAGTACGAAAACCGGGGCGTGGTCGCTTCGCTGCTGAACAACAAGCGCGGCATGGCCGACCGCAAAGTTGCGATCGAGGACGTCTTCAAACACTCGATCCTGGATAGCACGCGCGCGGATGTCAGCCATATTCGCCGAATCTTGCAGACCGGTGGTGAGAGCGGCCAGCAGGCGTGGCGAGAGCTGCAGGGCGCCACCGTCAACTGGGTGAAGGAACAGGCCTTCTCGAACACCGCCACCGACGCGCGTGGCAACGTGATCCTGTCGGTGCCGAAACTGGAAAAGGCGGTCAAGAAGCTGGACGCCGACGGCAAGCTCGACTTCATTTTCGGGAAACAAGGCGCCCAGCATATGCGCGACATCAACGACCTGGCCAAGGTGATCTACACGGCGCCGCCGGGCGTCGTGAACCATTCGAATACCGCCAGCGTACTGCTCGCCGCCCTCACCGAGGCAGGCGTCAACGGTTCCATGACAGGCCTCCCTGTTCCGGTGCTTTCGGCCCTCCGGATGATCTCGGTGCAGGTCAAGAACAACAAGCTGCGCAAGCGCATTGACGCGGCGCTGGCCGGCCGCAGCACTACCAACGCCCCACCGCCACCGGCCCCAGCAGCAGAGCCGCGCATTCTTCATTAAACCGAGGCCACTATGTTCCCAGTCGAGCAACCATTCAAAGTCTATACCGGCCGTGACGGCAAGCCGTTGAACAACGGCTACGTGTATTTTGGTGTGGCGAACCAGAATCCAATGACCAATCCACTGACGGTCTACTGGGATGCAGCAGGCACTCAGCCGGCGGCGCAGCCGCTACGCACCGAGAGCGGCTATATCGTTCGCGCCGGCACGCCGGCCAACGTTTATGTCGGCGGTTCCTATTCAGAGATCGTGCAAGATTCGAAGCGGCGTCAGGTTTTCTACGGCCGCAACTCGGACGACTTCAGCACCACCGCGATCATCATTAACGCTATCGCCAATTTGGCGACGCCGGCGGGTGCGTCGCAGATTGGCGTCAGCCCATCCGGCACGGTCCAGAGCGCCCTGGATACCCTGGACGCGTTCGATGACAGCGTGAGGGCGCCGACCGGCGGTTCGGTCGTCGGCTACATCGAGGTCGCGGCCGACGCTGTCGCAACCACGGTCCAGGCACGCGTTCGCGAACTGAGCGCTGCAGAGCCGACGGCGGCCATCCCGAACCTGGGCGCCGTGCTCAATCGCAACGTGACAATCCTGGGCGACTCAATCTCGCACGGGGCTTTCTCGCTCAATACCTTCCTGCACGGCTGGGTGCGCGTCCTGGCGCGCTGCTTCAATGCCGACGTCGGCGCGAGCAGCTACGGCTTCGTCAATTTCCTGACGCTGGGCGCTGGCGCGACCACGACCACGGACGTGCACAGCTGCAGCTTTACCGGCGCCGCGTGGGGCAGTGTCGATTCGGCGACTGACGCCGGTGCCGCCGACTACCCAGCCGGCATGGCGATGCGGCCCGCAGACGCTACCAGCTTGCTGACCATCATTGTGCCGTCGTTCCAAAGCCGGGCCCTGATCTACTACGGCAAGCGCCCTGGAAGCGCCGATTTCACCATCAAGGTCAACGGGACTCTGGC